TAATGTAACCACAGTTTCTTCATGATATTGGTGTAGATACAGTAATCTTATGAGTTCCTGTTAGATTTAACACGGTGTTATTGAGTAGGTAAACCTGGGGATATTTGTTATTCCAGTAATTTGTACATGAACTATTGCTCCAAATGGAGGTTGGCATTTTCTTTAATAATACAAAATTTGACTGGGAATGTTGCCCTTCAACATATAGCAATAGTAAAGGATGCGCTTGTTTATCCCAACCACAATTTAATCATCTCATGATGCGCGGAGGAAATCATACTCCCCCCAAAAATACAAATACCTCATATTACAATGACCTTTAATGAGTTTTCAGTTTGTATTAGAATTTAAAAAAAATAAATGATAAAAATATTATTTTTTATCATTTATTACAGGTTTCGTTTCGTTTCGTTTCGTTTACATCCACCCTTGTTACAAATACATGTTAATTGCGCTCTTGCTCATTCCGTTGTCGTCTTTCTTGATGAGATTGTTTACCACATCGGTTGTAACATGGAATGGAAATTCAACCACTAGTGTATTCTCCTTCTCGAATAGCGTTGTCCCGGGTTTCACAAGACGATACAAGTTTAGTTTCTTATAGATAATCTCAATGCATCGCTTCAGATTCCTTACACCTGATTCCTTGTCCGTATAATTCTCAATGATGTAGTTCAATGTTGTGTCGGGTATCACGATATCGCCTTCTTTGAAGTTCACCTCATACCGAATCTTCGGAATCAAATACTGGTTTGCAATAACAATTTTCTCCTTCACCAAGTAACTCGACGTCTTGATTTTATACATTCTGTCCATCAAAATCGGATTCACTTTCAGTGGGTCATTGTAGCTAAATATGAACAAACACTTGCTCAAGTCAAAGTCAATCTCGGCGAAATACTTGTCGTGGAATTGCGAATTCTGTGATGTATCTGTCAAGTGCGTCAGGATTCCAATAATCTCTTCACCCTTTGGCGTCTCGCTGATTTTGTCCAGCTCATCAAAGTAAATCACCGGATTCATCGACTTGGAGCGTATCAAAATATCCACGATTTTACCCCATGTGCTGCCCTCATATGTATACGAGTGCCCCTCCAAATAACTACTATCCGTTGCACCGCCGAGGGGAATAAATGCAAACTCGCGGTTCAAAATCTTGCTAATTCCTTCTTTCACAAGACTTGTATTGTGCGTTATCGTAAAATCGCCGAGCAAATACTTGTGATTTTTGTCCAATTCAAATCCATAGTATTTCCCCCATCCGCGAGGCTCTATCGTAATACCCATAACCATGCTATCCTTATTAATCATGTGTTCATTTTTGGCCATTTTTCGCGGGCATTTTACGGGAATAGAAGACAAGTTATCGCCTGACAAATGCATTCTATAATATGTTCCGGTCTTTTTTTCGCCCTTATACATGCAAGATTTTTCACATTGACTCATATTCGCCGAGAACCCGAGAGACCTAGCCACAAACAATATATCATCCGCTAAAACTTTATTCTTCTGAATGATATCATATCCTTTTGAGTTATCGAAATAAGAACCATCAGTATCAATAATTCCGGCAAGAAGTTCCAGACGTGTTTGCCTATCATTTATTTTATAAATGTCGGGGATGTGTTTGTTGTTGATGAGTTTGCAATCCTTTAATACTTGGAGGAATTTATTCTTGTTATTTCTGGTATCATGTTCGTGCATGTCATATGAAATACTATAGATATACTTGTCCTTGTGCACCAAATTCAAATTATATTTTTTAAGTTCGGTTTTCAAATAGTGTAGAATAGTAGCATCCTGGTTAGTAATTTCCGATTTGGACGAAGTTCCATCCCCTAACCAAGCACCAATAATGTAGGGATCAAATGGTACATTTTTGGTCGAAAACTCGACACCTCTCTTATATCCCTTCAAGTTTACACGAATATACTTGGGTAATTTTAGCAATGTCTTTACAGGGATTTCAATATAATCATGCTCAAGTTTCATATCATGTAAGTATCTTTCTGCTTCTGTTTGGTCGCTGAATCGTTTGCTGTGTTGTTTGTAGTCATTTTTGTCAAAGTAACACACTTTGTATTTAGTTTCTCCTGATTTCGTCTTTACGTTTTTTACAATATTCATTCCCGATTGTTTCAAACACATAACGTGCTCTGAGTTTACACCATACTTTTCTCCATTTGAATGGACGATATCGTATAAGTCATCTTCGCCTCTGCCCAGTGATAATACATTCCTGCATTTTGAATCATCTCCCATAACTTTATCGCCCACAACTATGTCTTGCACCATTTTAACCGAACCATCATGCATAAGGATGGGGGTATCAAAAGTGTGACACTTGCCCGTCCCCATCGGACCATTAATTGCAATCGCGGTACCCATTGCTGACGGGTTTGAAATCCATTGCCCAAGCATTTGCATGATTTGCATTTTTGCATCGTTTAGGCCATATACTGCGCCATCCAGTTTTGACTTTGCATCTTCCATGAATTCGTGGCATTTCTCAATTCCATCGCTAATCGTAAGCGGCAAATTGGAAATTCTTCCAAAAGGAATCTGCATAAAGGTGTCGACCCAGTTCTTGATTTTATAATACTCACCGGCTCCTGGCTCCATGCGACGCAGATTTGTGATCTTTTTCAACGCAATTGCTTTGAATTCTTGCGGAATATTCGACTGCAAAAGTGCCAGGCGGTATGGTTTGTCCGTAATCGTCAGTTTGTTCAGGCACTGCAACTCGCTCAAGACTGCGGTTTGCTCATCCATTGACAAATGTTGCTTGAAATACTTGAGGTCGTTGGTCGAGTTCTTCTGACGAAGCAGTTTCTTGAAATTCTTCACATGGGTTTTTTTATGACTACGCAACTTTTGCTCTTCGCGCTCCTTGAACTCCTTCTCTTTGCGAATCATACTTTGCAGTGTTTCGCGCGCAATGCTGTCGTGCTTGTTCACTTTCAAAATGTCCTCCATTTGTTCCTTGATTCGCAATATAGTCTCAATAGATTCGCCGCTGCCGCTGCCGCTGCCGCTGCTGTTTTCATCTTTCTTCTTATTTTTTTCTGTGCGACCACCTTTATCTTTGTTGTGATGCTTGTGCCCGTTTCCATGTTTGTGCTTCGGGTCATATACTTCAGTTTCTTCACTTGTTTCACTTGGTTCATAATCCAAATCGGAGTCGCGGTCGTTGTCAGATTCGCTTTCGTCGTCGTCGTCGTCGCTGTCATAGTCCTCGTCGTCATCATCATCATCATATTCAGAATCATCATCCTCATCGTCATATTCAGAATCATCGTTTTCATAATCCGAATCCGATCGCCGCCTCTTGTCATCCACCAAGTTAATTACGATATTGAACTTGCCATTTTTCAATTGGTCTTTTGCAAATTCATTGAAGCCCGACTCATTGCCACTTTCATCCGAACAAGTTGTGCTTGTTGATGTAGAGGACCTTGAGTCTGACTCAGACTCAGACCCCGACTCATCTGTGCGCCATGTTTGGTTATCTGAACCATCTTCTTCATCCGTCGAGGGCAACGGGGGTTCGGGGTTATTTGAACCACGTTTTTTGGACGTACTTCTGGTATTGTATTTACTTTTTTCATTTTTGTCGCTCTTGGCTACTTTGTCACTTTTCTTATCAGTGGTCTTGCTGTTCGTATTCTTTTCACTCGAACTAGTGCTCTTACCTTTTTTACTTTCGGTTGTTTTAGATGGTTTAGAGTCACGATTGTCGATGTGTGTTTCAAGATTCAAATCCTTGCAAATCGATTCTATTGCACGTTCTTTACTACTTTGAACATTTTCAACTCTTTTAGATATATATTTTGATGGAAACAAATCAGCAAGCATTTTCCTATATTCTTGCATATCAAATTTTTCTTGTCCCTCGACATCTGGTGTATTGCTGGTGTTTTTTTTTCTAGATTTTGATTTGCGTCCTTTATTATCATTGCGGACACTTGATTCCGAGTCACTTTTTTCATTGCCATTGTCGTCGGCGCTATTTTCTCCACCCGAGTCATTCGTTTTTTTATATTTACGTTTATCGTTTTCCTTTTTAGACGCCTTTGATTTTTCAAAGATGCTCATGTTGACATTGGGAGAACTTGAAGATGAAGGCATCGTTATCGTTGATTGAATTAAACTGACTTGAATACTGGTGTGTAATGTATGGTGATTTAATGTAGTATATAATTATGTTTTTATATCCTTCAATTTAAAAGTATAAAAAATAGGGAAAATAAAATATAATAATAAAGAATTCAACATTCAAATAAAGTTATGTAATCTGGCGACAAGTTCATCTATTATTATACAAAAAACTATAAAGATGGATAAACTATCGATAAGTTATAGTTGAAATATTACTATATTAGTAATTAGTTATTTCGTTATTTTGTTATTTCGTTTAATATTGAATTATTGAATGATCGATTTATTTATTATATTTTCTAATTAAGAAAATTGATAAACAATCTAAATATTATTCTATTAATATAAGAAGGAAAAGAATGTTCTCACAAAAGGGTCAATCAAAAGTAGCAGTTCAAAATGTTTCACCGATCATTGGAATTCAGTTTAGTATCATGTCGCCCGATGAGATAAGAAAATCGTCAGTTGCTCACATTACCGACAGAAATACATATGATAATAATCGTCCAGTGGTCGGTGGCCCGTTCGACGCACGCATGGGTGTTCTCGAACCTGGACTTATTTGTCCAACGGATGGTTTAGACTATATGCAGACACCGGGATACTTTGGACACATCGAGTTGGCGCGTCCCGTATTCTATATTCAATACTTGACTACGATTCGAAAAATATTAAGTTGTGTTTGCATCAAGTGTAGCAAACTTCTTATTGACAAGGAGTCTAATCGTCGTTTTATGGATATGAAATCCGATCAAAGATGGAATAGTGTTTTTCAATATTGTAGTAAGATTAAGCGGTGTGGCGACGATACACATGACGGATGCGGTTGTTTGCAGCCGAAAAGAATCAAGAAACAAGACATTGCAACAATTATCGCGGAATGGGAAAGCAACGAGCCGGAAGAAGGTGTTGCAGCTGATGGTGGTGTGGGTGCAGGTGCAGGTGCAAAGAAAAATATCACGATGCATTTGACACCTGAAGTCATTCTGAAAATATTTCGGCGTATTTCGGATCAAGACGTATCATTCATGGGATTTAGTCCTCAATTCTCACGTCCAGATTGGATGATTTGTCAGGTGTTGGCAGTTCCGCCACCTGCAGTTCGTCCTTCGATTAAAATGGATGGTCAACAAAGAAGCGAAGACGATATCAGCCACATTCTGGTAAATATTATCAAACACAACAAAACATTGCAGGAAAAGATAAATGAAAAAGCCGCGCAAAAGGTCATCGATGGGTGGCACGATGTTCTGCAGTATTATATCGCCACGCAAATCAATAACAATATCCCAGGTGTTGGACAAGTCGCGCAACGTTCTGGGCGTCCACTGAAGTCGATTATGGACAGACTAAACGGAAAGGGTGGGCGCGTCAGAGGCAATTTGATGGGAAAACGTGTTGACTTTTCGGCGCGTTCTGTTATTACACCCGACCCGAACTTGTCAATTCGCGAGTTGGGAATTCCGTTGAAGATTGCGAAGAATATTACGAAGCCGATTTCGGTGAACGACATGAACAAGAACTTCCTACTGAAACTTGTGCGCAACGGCCCTGATGAATACCCGGGTGCTAAAATATTGGAAAAGCGAAACGGCGAAAATATTTCACTGCGATATGCCGACCGCGAGAATATCCGGATTGAGAATGGCGACATCGTTCATCGACACATTATGGATGGCGATGGTGTGTTATTTAATCGTCAGCCTACACTTCACAGAATGAGTATGATGTGTCATATTGCGAGGATTATGTATCAGGGTGATACGTTTCGAATGAATGTCGGTGATACCAAACCTTACAATGCGGATTTCGATAAAGTCTCTGTCGAAAACAGGAGGCGTTAAAAGCGTGCTACCTCCTAGTCGGATGGGTCAAATAATATATGACCCATTTGGCAAAACACCTTGATGCGGGAAACCCCTTAGAGTCTTTGACTACCACCCCATAGTGGAAACATAATGGGGGAACTCGGTTAATAGCCGAACCCAATGGTAATAATGTCAAAGAATTGGGCAATCCGCAGTGTTACTTCCTAATGTCGCTTGGTAGACTATGGAAGGCACTCAGAGACTGAACGGGTGTTGGTGAGTTATGACGGATTAGCCATCCTGAACTTGCTTAAGATACAGTCCGCCCCCCTTGGAAACATGGGGGATTCATCGGGAGATGAAATGAACTTACACATGCCACAAGATGAGGAGTCAGAGGCAGAATTGAAGAATTTGGCAGCAGTTCCATTCCAGATTATTAGCCCTGCAAACAACCAGTCGATTATTGGTATCTTTCAGGATTCGCTGCTTGGGTCGTATCAGTTTACACGCGTCGGAGTGAAATTTGACAACCGCGCGGCAATGAACTTGCTCATGGCGTTGCAAACCATCAACGAAAGCCTGTTTACGAATACCGCGGATGGTGTGATTTCGAACTTTGAAATTCTTTCGCAAATCATGCCGCCGATTACACTGAAATACAAGACGAAGCAGTTTAAAGATGGAGATGACTACAACACGTCAAACAATGTGCTCGAAATACGTGATGGAAAATATACGCGAGGACAACTGGACAAGGGGGTGCTTGGGTCGGGCACAAACGGATTGATTCATCGCACGTGCAATGATTTCAACAATATGACATCGGCCAAATTTATTGACGATTTGCAGAATATTATTACGGAGTATATGAAAGTCGCGGCATATAGTGTTGGAATCAGCGACTTGATTGCGAATGCGGAAACAAACAACAAAATTGCGAGCGTCATTACATCGAAGAAGACGGACGTGAAGAGCTTGATTGACCAACTGCACATCGGCGTATTTGATAACAAGACGGGCAAGACAAATGACATCGAATTTGAGAATCAAGTGTCGAATATTTTGAATAAGGCAATTAATGATGCTGGTAAAATCGGCCTTGAGTCTTTGAGCAAAGATAATCGATTCGTTACGATGGTAACTGCTGGTTCTAAGGGCACGGATATCAATATTTCACAAATGACGTCGTGCTTGGGACAACAGGCGATTGATGGCAAACGTATTCCATATGGATTTGATAGCAGGACGCTGCCACATTTTACAAAATACGATGACTCGCCGGATGCGCGTGGATTTGTAGAGAGCTCGTTTATTAGTGGGTTGCGCCCTGAGGAGTTGTTCTTTCACGCTATGGCTGGACGTATTGGTCTCATTGATACGGCTGTTAAGTCTGTAACTTGGGAAACACCTATCGTTGTAGTTGAAAATGATACTCCAAAATATGTGAAAATTGGTGAATGGATTGATACTAAAATGGAAACTCGTGAAAGAATTCAGTATAAGGGAGAAAAAAATATGGAATATCTTGAATTGTCTAATCCTGCAAAGATAATAACGATGGACTACGATGGAAATATCTCATGGGAAACTATTAGCGCAGTAACACGACATGACCCAGGAGATGTATTATACAAGATTAAAACACATGGTGGAAGAAGTGTTATTGTAACAGAAAATAAGTCGCTTCTTATATGGAATAATGCACTTGGTCAGTTTAGAGAAGAATATACAGGCGATGTTAAAATTGGTGACTATGTTCCCGTGGCGAAAAGTGTATGTGAATATAATACGGATTCAACTAAAGATATAGTAGTTGAATTTGAACGGGGTAAAAATATGGGTTATATTATTGAAACACAAGTTCCTGATGAAGCATATATTGAAGGAAAGGATTATATTAAAGGATTTGTATCTGCTTATTTTACAAAACACGCATGTATATCAACATTTACTAACATTATTGAGTTGGAGTCAAGTAATATTCGTCTTTTAGAAGACTTGGCGTTTCTATGTTCTCGTATAGGTATTTATGTAGAGATTTTATATGACTCCTCATACTCTCGCATAGTGATTCGTGGACCAAATATTAAAAAATTTTCAGAACAGATAACATTATACGACGACGAAAAAAATATGTTACTGAAATCTATTGCATATATAGATAAAAATACAGATTATATTCGTGTTCATAATGACGTTGTTCTTGATAAAATTATTTCAATTGAAAAGGTAGACCCGGCTCTTTATCCCAAAATGTATGACTTGACTATTCCCGGAACATTCAACTTTGGACTGGCAAATGGTTTACAAGTGCGCGATACGTCCACCACAGGATATATCCAGCGTCGTTTAATCAAAGGTTTGGAAGATTTAAAGGTCGGCTATGATATGACAGTGAGGAACAACAAAGAAAGAATCGTTCAATTTTCATATGGCGATGACGGATTTGACACGATAAAAGTTGAAAACCAAGTCATTCCGATCGTTGCCATGTCGCTTGAGGAAATATATGCGCACTATTATGTTTCGACGCAAGATGGTAAAGATGGTGTGCTGATGTCTGTGTTTACAAAGTCAGCTGTTACTCGTATGAAAAAACATGTCAAGGATTTGGAAATGAAGACAAAATACTATACGGATATGATGATCAAATATCGCGACGACATTGTGAAGAACGTATTTAAAATGCGTGATAACAAGGGTGTGCATATGCCGGTTTGCTTTACACATATTATCAATAACGTGCAAGGAATGCAAAACATTACGAAGAACTCAATGGTGGATATTACACCCATAGATGTATATGATATGATTGAAGACAAGTATAAAGAATTGGAAAGCCTGCACTATGCGCCGCCGACGGAATTATTCAAGGCAATGTATTACTACTATTTGTCACCGAAAGAGTTGCTCGTTGTGAAACGTTTCAACAAG